TGCTAACAGTGAAATAACCGGCGACTGGGATAAAGTATGGATTATGCCAAACCCAGGAGATGCTGGATCAAGTGTTGGTGCAGTGGCCGCTTTCTTCGGTGAGCAAGTTAATTGGCCAGGTGCATACCTTGGCACAGATATGGGTACAGCATATCCAGTTAATGAACTTATTGATGTACTTACAAAAGATAAGATTGTGGGTGTGGCATCAGGTAAGGCAGAGTTTGGTCCTAGAGCACTTGGACATAGAAGTTTGTTAGCCGATCCACGTGGACCAGCAATCAAAGACACAGTAAATGCTATTAAACGTAGACAACAATTCCGTCCGTTTGCTCCTGCCATCTTGGAAGAATATGTACACGAATATTTCGAAATGCCGGTAAACATAACCGCAAGTCCTTTCATGCAATTTGTTGCAAAGTGTAGACAACCAGAGCAGTTTCCTGCTATAATACACAAAGACGGCACTAGCCGTGTACAAACTGTTAGCAAGAATGATAGTCCTGGATTTAGAAAACTTCTCGAAGATTGGCACAGCCTTACTGGTTGCCCAATGCTACTAAACACCAGCTTGAATATCAAAGGTCAGCCAATGGTTAATAACTTAGCAGACGCAGAAGCATTTTACGCAAAGTATAATGTTCCTGTTATAACATGATTAAAATAGACAAAAGCATTGTAGAAAAAGTAACGTGGGAACAAGATCCAGATACATTTGATCAAAGATTACACGCACTTGGATTAGTTCACGACGAATTTGTAATAGTAAATCCTAAATACGAGTGGATCCTGGATTATATAGATGTTGACTCAGTATCCAGCGATAAGTGTATCGTATGGAGCATTGACAACTTATGGTTAGTTAAAAAGTTTAAAGCTAACTGGACTTATGGATGGGATTTTATTCCCTGTGAACTCGAAATAGAAAAACTAGTAGAGTTCAATCCTGAAGTAAAATATATCAATGCCGCATTAAAAAATAAAGTTCTTGATTATAAAATTAACATCGAAGATGCTGGCGCAGAACACGTATGGTATGTCGATCCTGAGTTTAATTCTATAGATGAAAAAGTATGGATTGCTAAAATCCGTGCTAGAGATTTGTTAATGACCGGCAGCAAAGACATGGGCTATCTAAAGCCTGTGTTTTACTTTAACCCAGACTTACCTAAAATAGAATATAGTATTAATGTTGATTTGCCTTATCATCATCACGACTTTGCCTACGATTTAGTATGGTGTTTAGATGATAGCACACTCAGCGATAAGATATGGATTGCTAAGTTTATTCCAGACTATTCGCTGGGTTTTAAAGACATGGGTTCTATAATCCCCGACGTTGAACCCAAGCTAGAATTTAATCCAGACATTCCTAATATTAAGTATGATTTAGATATTAATGTATCTTTTCTAGACTTAGTCTATGAACACGTTTGGTATTTAGATCCTAAGTTTAATCCTTTTGAAGATGATGTATGGGCAGTAAAACTATCTACATCAGATGTTCGTGGTGTTAAGAACATGGGCTATGTTAGTCCTGAAATAGAACACAATCCAGATATTCCGGAATTAGAATTTAATCCCAGCAAAGTTGTTCCATATTACGAACTAACATATAATTTAGAATGGTATTTAGATCCTGAATTTAGTCTCAATAACGATAAGGTATGGGCATATCGCATTAACAGCCTAGACCCAGAAGCTGGCGTTAAAGATATGGGCTATGTTGGCCCACGTGTGGAATATAACAAAGATATTCCTAGTGTAGATTTAGAGTTTGATACTCTAGCAACTTATATCGACTTTGACTACGAACTTGTTTGGTATTTAGATCCTAAATTTAATTACGATAGTGAAAACATTTGGGTTAAACGTATTGTCCCAGCTAATCCTATTGGCGTTAAAGACATGGGCTTGACTAGACCTAGACTTACTAGAAATACAGATATTCCTTTAGTAGACTTCGACTTTGAAGCTAATACACCTTATCAAGATCTAGGCTACGAACATATTTGGTATTTGGATCCTAAATTTAATCCGTTAGAAGAAAAAGTTTGGGCATTTAGAACTTCACCGAGATACACGCTAGGTGTTAAAGATATGGGCTATGTTGGTCCTAAGATAATTCGCAACCCTGCTATCCCTGATGTTGACTTTGAATTTGCAGACACAGTTCCTTACTATGAATTGAAAAACGATTTAGTTTGGTATTTAGATTCTAGATTTAATCCCACAGATGATAACATTTGGGCCATTAAGATTAATACCAACGAACCAGAACCTGGACTTAAAGATATGGGTACCGCTAGTCCACGAATCATTCTTAACCCAGATCTGCCTAAACTTGATTACTATATCAATGATCATATTCCTTACTACGATTTAAGCTATGAACACGTTTGGATGTTAGACAGTAACTTACACAGCGACAAAGAAGAAATTTGGGCAGCTAAGATTCTTCCTAACACAGCTAGTCTTGGTGTAAAAGAAGTTGGCAAGATTGGCGTTATGTTCAGTGACTTTGATGTTGTGTTTATTAGCTACAACGAACCTAATGCAGAAGCTAACTGGTATCGATTGTTAGAAGTATTCCCAGATGCTAAACGTGTTAAAAACGTTAAAGGTATTTTTGAAGCACACAAACGTGCCGCTGAAGTTGCTACAACAGATATGTTCTATGTAGTTGACGGCGATGCCGAAATTATCGATAGCTGGAAGTTTGACTATAAGCCAAATGTATTCGATATGGATTGCGTACACCTGTGGACCAGTTTAAATCCTATCAACGATTTAGAATACGGCTATGGTGGTGTTAAACTATTCCCTCGCAATATGCTACTAGAAGCTACTACTTGGCGTGTTGACTTGACCACAGGATTAGGTAAACTAAAGTTCCACGACAAAGTAAGTAATGTAACAGGCTTTAACACAGATGCTTTTGGAACTTGGCGTAGTGCTTTCCGTGAATGTGCTAAACTAAGTTCTAGCTTACAAGCTGAATTTAATGCTGAAACAGAACAACGTTTAGATGTTTGGACCACCAAAGGCTCAGACAGACAATATGGTGAATATGCTTTACACGGAGCAGAGTTAGGAAAACAATATGGTGCTGAAAACTACGATAATCTAGAAGCACTGAAATTAATTAATAATTACGAATGGATGAAAAATGAGTTTGATAAATTCTATAAACATTAATAGCAACAAATCTAATACTACTCTTAAACTTAGAGATATACCTGTAGTATTCCTTAGCTTTGACGAGCCTAATGCCGATGACAACTTTGAATTACTCAAAGCTGGACATCCTAACAAAGACTTGGTTAAACGTGTACACGGAGTTAAAGGCTTTGATGCCGCACATAAAGCCTGTGCAGAATTTGCAGTCAATGATAGATTCTTTACAGTAGATGCTGACTGTCAAGTTAATCCTGCTATATGGAAACAACAACTAGAAGTAGAAAAGGCAGATTTAACTAGTACATTCTCTTGGAGCAGTCGTAACATTGTCAACGGTTTGGTCTACGGCAATGGCGGCATTAAACTATGGTATGCTCCTTATGTTAAAACAATGAAGACACACGAAGCCGCAGACAAAGACGATGACAATAACAATGTAGACTTTTGCTGGGACTTTGAAAACTACAAGCAAATGAATAACACCTACGGCACAGTTATGAACAATGCCACTCCTTATCAAGCATTTAGAGCAGGCTTCCGCGAAGGTGTTAAAATGGGACTTGACCAAGGACATAAAGTTAAAGTAGATGAATTTAATCACAAAATGTATCCAGGCAACTATGCACGTTGGCTAACTTGGATGACTGTTGGCCGCGATGTTGACCATGGTGACTGGGCAATTTATGGCGCACGTTTAGGTGCGTATAACTTATACATTAATAACTTTGATCAAAGTGTTATCTCTGATTACGATTGGTTTAATGCTTACTGGAAAGACATCGAAGAACTTACAAAAGATCCCAACGAAGATAGTAACAGAGTTAGAGAAGCATTGGCCAAAGAATTAAACATTCCATTAGTAGAACTAACAGCAGAACAAAGTCTGTGGTTCAAACACGTTAACATTAATCCTCCAAAGAACTTTGGTTGGCCAGCTATGCTGAATCACAGCGCATTGCCATTGTTTGGCTTTACATTACCTAAATATTAATATGATACCAGTTTACTTTTTACATACAGACGAAGATAATTTAGAAGAGAATTGGCAACGTTTACAAACTAAAACTACAGCCGCAGTTAAAGTTGCCGCAGTGGGTAATATCTTTGAAAGCCACAAGCATATTGCAGATATATGTGAAGAAGATAGATTCTATGTAGTAGATGCTGATTGCTGGATTGTTGATAGTTTTAACTTTGATAAAAAGATTGAACTAAAACCAAAAAGTGTAGCAGTATTTAGAGCTAAGAATCCTGTCAACGGGCTAGTATATGGTCACGGTGGAATTAAATTGTTTAGCAAAGATTGCTTTGGAGCAGAACGTTTAGAACGCCCTGATATGACTACTACACTTGCTGATCATTATCTTAAAATTGATATACTTGCCAGTCAACATAGATTTAACTATAATCCCTATGCTACTTGGCGAACAGCATTTAGAGAAGCAGTTAAACTGAGTGCTGGATTAAATAAAAATAACAATGATCAAGAAAGCAAAGATAGACTAACAATGTGGTGCGAAGCTGGTATAGAAGCAAGACACGGATACTTTGCTATACAAGGTGCACGTGAAGGCTGTCGTTATACTGGCGATGCAATGAATGTCAATGACTTTACTTGGTTAGAAAATAAATTTAAGGCCTGGGTCAGTGTATAATTATAAAGATTTAGAAGTAGTTCATTTAGAAATGACAGAAGCCTGTAATGCTAGCTGTCCTATGTGCGCTCGCAATTTAAATGGCGGCGAAGTAAATCCTTACTTACAAAATAAAGAACTATACATAGAAGATATCGAACGTATATTTCCTACTAGCTTTGTTCAACAATTAAAAAGAATCTATATGTGCGGTAACTATGGCGACCCTGCTGTAGCTAAAGATACATTAGAAGCATTCAAATACTTTAGAGAAAACAACAAAGACATCTTTTTAAGTATGCATACCAATGGCAGTATGAAAAAGCCAGAATGGTGGGCAGAACTAGCACGTACCATAGGCCGCAAAGGTTATGTTATCTTTGGCTTAGATGGTTTACACGATACTAATAACTTATACAGACAAGGTACAGTCTGGGATAAGATTATGGAAAACATTAAAGCATTCATTGAAGCAGGCGGCAGAGCACGTTGGGACTTTATTGTATTTGCACACAATGAACATCAAGTTGAAGAAGCTGAAGAACTAAGTAAGCAAATGGGTTTTGAAAAGTTTCAATACAAAAAGTCTGCACGTTTCTTTAGCAATACACGTGGTGTAGTCAAAGAAGAACATCAAAGCCAAAGCCGCAAGGATCAAACTACTTTATTGCAACCTCCAGTTAATCCAAAATATCGCAATGCTGTATTAGATAAGATCAAAGACTTTGGCAGTATTAAGAATGTTGTTACAGTAGATAATATTTTAAAAGTAGATAACTTATCACAGCTACAAGGTCCGCAACGATTTAGCTTGGATCCTGCTAATAAAAAACCCATGGAACCAGTTTGGGATACTGCGGTAATTGATTGTAAAGTAGCCAAAGAAAAGAATTTATATGTAACTGCCGAAGGCGTGTTACAGCCGTGTTGTTGGACAGCGGGACAGATGTATGTTTGGTATTACACTCCGCAAGGTGCTCAAATCTGGACTTACATTAATCAAGTAGGAGTGGAGAACTTAAACGCTAAATATCACAGCGTTGAAGAAATAGTTTCCGGCGACTTCTTCCAAAAGATTATTCCTGAATCATGGACCAAACCTAGTTGTGCTGAAGGTAAAAATGCTATGTGTGCTAAAATATGTGGCACAAAGTTCAGCGCATTTGACGAGCAATTTAAATAATTATGGCACTAACTAAAGATGATTACACCGGGAACAATAGCGGTAAAATAAATAAGATTGAAGACATTTACGGAATGTTATCAAATCCCTGTGATATTTTATATTTTACAATTCTATTAGACTATTTTCCCGAACAAGGAAAGTTTCTAGAATTGGGTACGTACATTGGCGGCAGTTTAATTACAATTAATGAATATTTACAGGATCAAGGTAAAACTGTTAAATTTGATACAGTCGACGATATTGGAGAACTAGGACCTTATTTAAATAATCCAAGGATCACCGGTAATTCTCCTCTGAGAAAATTTTGTAATTATGAAGAATATAACGAATTAAAAACAATTACCACAGCCGAACAAGTAACAGCTTGGATTAAACGCAGAGCATTAAAA